AGAAATATCATGACCGGTCTTTGGAGTGGAATTGCATCTATGCTGGGCTGGCTGCAAAGCAGAGTAAACAACATGGTAAACGGTATTGTCCGCAGTATGAAAGGAGTACTGGGAATACGCTCACCTTCCCGGGTCTTTGCCGGTATAGGTGAAAACATGGGTCAAGGCATCGGAGAAGGTTTTAGTAGTGCTATGAAAGATGTAGAAAAAGAAATGGCTAGAGCTATTCCTACCGACTTTGATTTAGATATGAACAGTGTAGTCAGCGGGGTGGAAGCCGGCAGCAGCGGAGCAGTCTTTGATGTGACCATTCCCTTAACCATTGACGGAAATATCTTAACCCGAGTCATTGCCCAGCTGCAGTGGAACCAGAATACGGTCACCGTCAGAAACCTGGGAGTAGCCGGAGCTTAAATAACAGTAAGAAGGAGGGCAGTCCGGCCATGATTGATATTTATGCAGGAAGCACCTTGATTCAATCCATTAAGAAAGTCATGAGTGCTAACTTAAGAGAAACCCTGGACGGGGAATATACCCTGTCCTTTACGGTACTGGCCAAGTCTGCCCTGGCTTTAAAAACCCGGCAAGTAGCTAAACTTGATGGCCAGTCCTTTGAGATTGTGCAGATTAGTAAATCCCTTCAGGGGGATCTGCCTATCTGCTCAGTCCTGTGCGAACATGTGTCCTATCTGCTTAATCATGAAATGTATAACATCACTGAATTTGATTTTACCGGAGATCCGGCAGCAGGATTAACCCAAGTTTTAGCGGGAACACCTTTTACTGCCGGTATCGTAGATTTCACCGATAGCGTTACTATGAAAATCAACCAGAATGTTTCAAGAAGAGCGGCCCTGATGCAGTACATCGCCATCTTAGGCGGGGAGATTGAATACGACGGTTATAAAATTAATATCAGAAGCCATAGAGGCAGTACCAATTATCAACTGGTGATGGATACAAAAAACGTAACTAATGTGGCCGTATCCTATGATTCCCGGGAGAATAGTTCTTCCTATGATATTGCCTTTTTTAAACTGTTAGATTTATCTGTAGGGGACAATGTCCAGATTGTTTTTAACCCCCTGGGGATTAACGTCAAGACCCGGATTATTTCCTTAGAGTACAATCCCTTCTATAGATATAACATCCGGGTGGAAGTGGGCTCTTACCGGCCCAGTATTTCCGATACCTTCTACCGGATAGAAAACTCTATTAGTGGTGTGAGCAGTTCAGTAGATAATCTGCAAAACCAGGTCTATGACCTGCAGGTTTCTTACACCATTGTCAAGGAACTATCTGTGGTGGATAACACCATCAATATTACCTATGAAGTAGAAAAAGGAGCAACCCATCAGTACCATGCCCAGTACAGTTTTACCACCGATGCTAGTGGCCGGATTACCTCCATTACTTTAGAAGATATTTTCTCTGAACTTTTATTGAAAGAAGTATCTTCATTAATGGTGGATGAAGCTTCTTTTGCTGTTACTTATGCAGACGCCAGTACAGCAAATTACACCTATACTACTGACAGTAGCGGCAGAATCACCGCCATTGAAAAAGTCTAAAGGGGGTTGAAACATGACTTACCATCGTAATTATAATAACCCATTAGCTATCTGGACCGCCTTTGGAGGTCGGGGGAGCGTTACTGTGGCTACTCCAACTCTCAACTGGAGCAAGAAATACTATAACGATTTTGGCTATACCCAGTATGGTAGCGAAAAACAGATTGATGTATATGATAACGGATCTGCTCAAATCGCGGTGTATTATGCCAAAACCCCCTATATGTCCTACTACAACCAAAGTACTAAGCAGTGGACAGCAGTTAGTGTACCATGGTGGAGCTACGGACAGCCTTATATCCTCTGGGCAGGAGAAGGGGTCTTTTTAGCCTGTATTGTGGGCCTCGCCAATATCATTGCCTCCTTTGACGGGATAACCTGGTATAACGCCGGCTATTGTCAAGGTGCCAAGAACGATATGACCTGTGGTGCCTACGACCCTGCAACCAGCTGCGGGGTAGTATCTTGGTGGTACTATCAGTCTCCCCTTTACTATAGCTACGATTCTTTGCAGGAACGTACCGCCTGGACACTGGTCGGGGCCGATGGGCAATCAGTACCGGTTTTCAGGTACCTGACTATGCATAAAGGAAACTTTGTGGGAATCGTTAGCAGCAGCAAAGCTATCGCCAAGGCCAGTTCCAGCAGTCCCGGCAGCTGGTCTACTACCATTGCCGCAGATTTGAATGAAACCAATTATATGAACATCCGTTCAATTAATGGGAAGCTCTTTGTCATGAAGTGGAATTATATCAATAGTATCTACCATGTAAAATTATGTGTTTTAAACGACAGTGCTACGGAGCTGACAGAGACTAATCTATATAATGTGGGAGGCTTAGCTGATAACAATATCCCCAATCCCAACAACATCATCTGGATGGCAGACTGGGGTAAATATGCCCTCTTTGCAGAAGAGATGCTCTATGTTTCAGACGATGGCCTAACCTGGGAAGGGGTAGAACAGCCAGGGCTTAGTGTTAGCCAGTACGACAATTTTGAAGGTGCTATTTATGTGCCGGGAGATGGCTTCTATATAAAAGCCACCGGCTATGTCTACTACGCTCCCTATTAAAGACGCCTTAATATTTAGGAAGAAGAATTACGCCTTAAGAGATTAGGGCGTTTTTTTATTTGCAGAAAGTGAGGTAATGAACATGAAAGAAATATGGACCTACATGCAGATCACCATTACCGCCATCGGTGGTTGGCTGGGCTGGTTTTTAGGCGGCCTTGATGGCTTTTTATATGCCCTGGTAGCCTTTGTGGTCCTCGACTATATTACCGGGGTGATGTTGGCATTCCTGGAAAAAAGGCTATCCAGTGATATAGGTGCTCGGGGGATCTTTAAAAAAGTGATGATCTTTTGCTTGGTGGGCGTGGCCCATATTATTGACAGCAATATTATCGGAGAGGGCAGTGTAATTCGCACCGCAGTCATCTTCTTTTATTTATCTAATGAAGGAATCAGTATCATCGAAAATGCATCCAAGATTGGCCTCCCCATACCTGAGAAACTAAAGAACGTCTTGGCTCAGCTTCGTGAAGGTGGCGAGGGTAAATGAATCTAAGAAAACTCATTTTAACTGAAAATGCTTGTTACAAGGCGGGTAAAACCATTATGCCAAAGGGGATCATGGTTCATTCCACCGGCGCCAATAACCCATATCTTAAACGGTATGTTGGCCCCGATGATGGATTGCTCGGTAAAAACCAATATAACAACTACTGGAATCAAGATAGGCCAGATGGAAGGCAAGTTTGTCCTCATGCTTTTATAGGGAAGCTGGCTGATGGTTCTATTGCTACTTACCAAACCCTGCCTTGGAATCATCGGGGCTGGCATGCAGGCGGAGATGCGAATAATTCTCATATTGGTTTTGAAATCTGCGAGGATAATTTGACTGATGCTTCCTATTTTAATGCTGTTTATCAGGAAGCTGTAGAGCTTTGTGTTTATCTTTGCAGGCTTTATAACCTAACTGAAAAGAATATCATCGGCCACTACGAAGGCTATAAGCTTGGCATAGCAAGCAATCATGCTGATCCAAAAAACTGGTTTCCTATGCATGGTAAGAGTATGGACACCTTCCGAGCGGATGTAAAGAAACCTCTTAATATGACTGCAGCCTCTCCCCCACCTCCCCCTCCTCCTTTATCCACGGAATCAAAAAAGCTATACAGAGTTCAAGTAGGGGCATATTCGGTTAAAGCGAATGCAGATGCCATGCTCGCAAGGGTAAAGGCAGCAGGCTTCAAGGATGCCTTCATTAAAACAGAATAAAATCTTTACGAAAACTATCATGCCCATCGAGCCGAATTCCCTGCTCGGTGGGCTATCTTTTATTTAGGGGGTTAAATTTTTCGGCTTTAAGTAGAAGGAAAAATAAAGGTTCCTTAATTCCTATCTGCTTCCTATGGCTTTTAGGAGAAAGGGCGGATTTCCTTCAGATTGGAGGAGCCGAAATGACAGATACACAAAGAGCGCAGATAAAGGAACTGCGCCTTGCCGGATACGGCTATAAGAAAATCGCCCAGGCGCTTTCTCTTTCCGTAAATACGGTCAAATCCTATTGCAGAAAGAACAACCTGGCAGGTGTGATGGCAGGTAAACCCTCCTCTGCTGATGGAAAGACCTACTGTAAACAATGTGGCAAAGAACTGTTACAAAAACCAAATCAAAAGACCTTGTTGTTCTGCTGCGGCGAGTGTAGGCAGACCTGGTGGAACGCTCACCCGGAGATGGTAAACAAAAAAGCTATCTATTCTTACCTCTGTCCTCTTTGCGGTAAAGCATTCACGGCCTACGGTAATTCCCACAGAAAATATTGCTCTCACTCCTGCTACATCGCAGATCGCTTTGGAGGTGAGTGCCATGAGTGAAGAAATGTTTAATGCCGAAAAGCTATACCGGGCAACAATGACGATAGCAAAATCCATGCTAACAAAAGGCCTCATCACCGCCGAAGAATACACCATAATTGATACAAAAATGTTAGAAAAATATCGCCCAATATTCGGCACGTTATTAGCCCACACTTCCTTGACTTTATAGGCTTTTAGAGTGATGTATTGTATCAGAAAGGAAGTGATTATATGCGAAAAGTCAGCAAATTAGAAGCCAAGCCGCCACAATTGCCGGAGCGAAAAAAGGTCGCTGCCTATGCGAGAGTTTCGGAAGAAAAAGGCCGTACCCTTCATTCCCTATCCGCACAGATTAGCTTTTACAGTTCTTATATCCAAAAGCATCGTGAATGGCAATACGCAGGCGTTTATGCAGACGAGGGCATTTCCGGCACGACCGATAATCGTGCTGAGTTTAGAAGAATGCTTGAAAATTGTGAGCAAGGCAAAATTGACATCATCCTCACAAAATCCATTTCACGCTTTGCCCGTAATACGGTGGATTTACTTGAAACAGTCAGACATCTAAAAGAGCTTGGAATTGAGGTCCGGTTTGAAAAGGAAGGCATCAATTCTTTAAGCGAGGACGGCGAGCTTATGCTAACATTGCTTGCATCCTTTGCTCAGGAAGAAAGCCGCTCCACCAGTGAGAATGTGAAATGGGCGATTCGCAAAGGGTTTGAACAAGGAAAAACAAATTCCTTCTGCATATACGGCTATCGATGGGATGGCGAACAGTTCAATATCGTGCCGGAGGAAGCTGAGGTCATACGGCTCATATACGATAATTTTCTAAAAGGGCTGTCAGCCGAGCAAACGGAAATGCAACTGAAAGAAATGGGCATCAAATCATACACAGGTGGCCATTTTTCCAACACCTCGATCAGAGCCATCCTGCGGCAGGAGCGCTATACGGGTAATATGCTCCTTCAAAAAACCTATATTGAAAACCATATTACCCACAAAAGCAAAATTAACCGCGGCGAATTACCTATGTACTATGCGGAGAACACGCACCCAGCCATTATCGACTTAGAGATTTTTGAAAAAGTGCAAGCTGAAATCGCACGGCGCAAAGAGTTAGGGGTTTTTGCAAATTGGTCGATTAACACCACCTGCTTTACAAGCAAGGTAAAGTGCGGCAACTGTGGTGTTAGCTACCGGCGAAGCGGTAAACGGCAACGCAAGAAGTCAAGCCAAGTCTATTATATTTGGACCTGTCAAACCAAAGACCGCAAGGGCGTATCCGCATGTGGAGCTAAAAATATCCCTGAAAGAATACTGCAAAAGGTTTGTGCCCAGGTGCTTGGCTTAGAGGAATTTGACGAGGATGTGTTCCTGGATAGAATCGAAAAAATCGTGGTAAATGGCAAAGACGAGCTTATCTTTCATTTCTATGATGGAAAGGTCATTACTCAGCATTGGGAATCTACTGCGAGAAAGGATTGGTGGACACCAGAGGCCCGTGCAGCAAAATCCGCCTACAGCAAAAAGCATCCTCGCAGTTCTGGAACAATTACCTGCTTCACCAGCAAGATAAGCTGCGGTAAATGCGGCCAAAATTTACGCAGGAACACCAGCACTCGTGTAAGCGGAGAAAAGGCCCGTCACTGGCGCTGCCCACCACGCACCGATTGCGGACATAATGGTTTGGAAGAAAACCTGCTGAAAACCATCTCAGCGGATGCCCTTGGCATCAACGAATTCGATGAAGCGGCATTCACCGATAAGGTTGAGCGCATTACAGTAGTTTCCAATGAGGTGTTGATTTTCCGCCTCAAGGATGGTAGCGATGTTACTCGTCAGTGGCATTTTAAACGCCGGCAGCCGGCATGGTCAGAAGAACGAAAACAGCGTCAAAGCAAGAAAATGATACAGGTATGGAGGGATAAACATGAGCGGCGCGAAAACAGCTAGAAAAGTAACGACCATTCCTGCCACGATTAGCCGTTTCACAGCTGCTCCTATCAACGAGCAAAGAAAACGTCGTACAGCCGGATACGCCCGTGTTTCCACCGATAGTGAAGAACAGTTCACCAGCTATGAAGCGCAGGTTGATTACTATACCAAATACATCAAAAGCCGGGATGATTGGGAATTTGTTGATGTCTACACTGATGAAGGCATAAGCGCCACAAACACCAAACATCGGGAGGGATTCAAGCAGATGATTGCAGATGCCCTTGCCGGAAAGATTGACCTTATAGTCACCAAGTCGGTCAGCCGATTTGCCCGTAATACGGTAGACAGCCTTACTACAGTGCGTCAGCTAAAGGAAAAAGGGATTGAGATTTACTTTGAAAAGGAAAACATCTGGACACTGGATTCTAAGGGTGAACTGCTAATTACCATCATGTCCTCCCTTGCGCAGGAAGAAAGCCGCAGCATCTCAGAAAACGTAACCTGGGGTCAGAGAAAGCGATTCTCAGACGGCAAGGTCACCGTTCCCTTTGGGCATTTTCTCGGTTACGACCGGGGTGAGGACGGCAACCTTGTATTGAACGAAAAAGAAGCAGTCATCGTCAGACGCATTTTTGCCCTTTTCCTGGAGGGTTATTCACCCTATAAGATTGCAAAGACACTTACTGCGGATGGCATTCTTTCCCCCGGTAAAAAGCCAAAATGGAATGCGGCAACGGTCCGACGAATGCTCCAAAACGAAAAATACAAGGGCGATGCCCTTCTGCAAAAAAGTTATACTATTGATTTCCTCACCAAGAAAAAGAAACTTAACGAAGGCGAAATTCCACAATATTATGTGAAAAATAACCACGAGGCAATCATCGACCCTGCGGTGTTCGACATAGTTCAGATTGAACTGGAAAACCGCAGTCCAGGCCCTAACCGCCGAAGCGGGGTCAGCATATTTTCAAGTAGGATAAAATGCGGGCAGTGCGGTTCTTGGTATGGCTCAAAGGTATGGCACTCCACCAGCAAATACCGCCGCACCATTTACCAATGCAATCGCAAATACGATAGTGACAATCAATGCCGGACACCGCATCTTGACGAAGAAAGAATCAAAAAACTTTTCATATCTGCGGTCAATAAGCTGCTTTCCGAAAGAGATGAAATCCTAGGAAATTTTGAACTCATAAAGGCTACAGTTTTTGATACAACCGACCTGGAAAAAGAGCAAGCTGAACTGCAAAACGAACTCGAGGTTGTGGCTGGGATGATACAGCAAGCCATCGGTGAGAACGCACACTTCGCTCTGGACCAAGGAGAATACCAAGAGCGATACAACGGACTTGTTGACCGCTTTGACCTTGCTAAGGCTCGCCATACTGCGGTTACCGAAGAAATCACTGGTAAACAGACAAGGCTCAGTACGATTAATGCCTTCCTCTACACCCTCCGCAAACAAAATAACCTACTTACCGAATTTGACGAAAAGCTGTGGTGCAGCCTTGTGGACTACGCTACTGTTTATGATAAAGACGATGTACGGTT